CGATAACATATATCACTCAGTTACACATATTTTAAAAGAAACCGCACCCCAACATACAAAAGATGCCCTTGAAAATTGGCTTAAAAAGTCAGATTCTATTATGGAGCGTGATATTGCTTGCGAAAGAGGCAAGCTCGCACACAGTCACGCAGAGTTTGTTCTCAAACTTGCAGCAAAATTTGCAAGGCAAAACTCAAACAAAAGAGGTTTATGGAGGACTGGATCAGACGGACTGGAACGCTGTCCGAAAAAAGTCACTCAATGGGGTCTCCAAAAAGCAGTTGAATCCGCACCGCGTGTTAGCTGGAGTGCGTCAGGCTACGCCAGAGGTTTACGATCATTCATACTGGATCGTGTAACCGCCATTCATGCAGTTGAGTTCTCCGTGTACAAACCAGGATACGGGTTTGCTGGTACAGCAGATGCCTTGTTAGATATTGATGGAGATGGGCCTTTCATAGTGGACTGGAAAACAGCTAAAGAAGTACGATCTGACGATATGATTGAACAGTTTTGTCATCAACTTGGAGCGTACAGTATCGGACTCGAACATCTCACAGGAATAAAGCCGAAATACGGAGCAGTTGTAGTAGCTCGCAGAAGCGGAAAACCTCAAATAAAAATCCTCAACAACTTAGAGTTGCGAGGATCAGAAAGTATATTTTTAGATAGAGTGGATCGTTACCACAAAAACCTTAAGGAGTTAGCGGCTGTTTGATTCCATACTAAGTAACTTCTTTTGAATGATTCTAATTTTATCTTTTGGACAATTAGATTGATATTTGTAGGTAATTAAAGCATCTTGTAAGATACATAATTCTACTTTTGTTAATGGATCGTTAGTCATGGTACAAATCCTCGATTCTTTTTTCTACACGTTTTGAGTGTTCTACATAATCAGATATATGCGAGGTATATATTTCCTCTACAGGATCTATAAATCCGTCATCTATGTGATTTAATACAACATTTTCAGATAGTGGATCGCCAGTTGGACAAATTTCTTCATCTTCAGTGTCCACTGTAACTAATAGAGTTACTAGAACTTTTTTAATCATTGTGACAAGTCCTCAAATTTGGAACGTGCTGTCTTGGCTGCACATTCTTCAATTTCTTCTTTAGAAAAAATAAAGTGCATACCCCTTCTATAAAGGGATAGTTTTGCTTCTTCAAAAAGATTTTCAAGAAGTTCAGTATTTTGAGAGTTACTCATAATATTCTTCCTCCTTATCCTCTGGATCGGGCAGTTCTTCAAACTTTCCCTGAACTAAACTTGTAGCTAATCTATCCAAAGTCTCCTCAGAATAATCTGGATATTTTTCAGATAATTCATCATAGGCTTCGTCATAAAGATTTTCTAAAGTAGCATCATTATCTGGATTAGGGTAAACCCCAGTGTCCTCTAGATATTGGATCGCATCATCTTCACGCTGGCTATCCAGTGCGGATTGATGGTTGTGTAAAAAAGAGTCGGTCATTCAGCTAAGTCCTCCTTATCTGGTACGCCATAAAAAGCATTTTCCCACTCTTCTTTTTCTTCATCAGGTATGCTATCCCACTTGAGAGAATCCTCATTAAATTCTTCAATCTGTTCAATAACTTCAGCATGACCAAAGTTACGATTAATAGCATCATGCCCAAAAGCAAGTTCGTAAATTGCTTCGATAAATTCTTTATCACTCATTGTTTTTTAAACCTCACAAGTAGTTTTGAATATATATCGATAGTGCTGCAATACTCTTTAACCTTACCATCAGTAAGAAAGTCATTCGCACTGTCTAGTACGTTTGCGAGTATTTCATCTTTACTATCTTTTAGTCGTTTATCTGGATCGGGTTTTGAAGTCTCCCATTTATAAAGATTCCATTGATCCTTATAGTATCTATACGCAGTAGCCACTGGAATACCATGATCTTCTGTAAGAATTTCAACTATATCTTTTCGAGATAGTTTATCTTTTGGATCGGTTTTCTTTTCATTCTCTACCAGCGTATTCATAATGAACTCTTCGGCAGTCTCCTTATCCATTCAATAACCTCCTTTTATGTTCTCTAGCTTCACTGAGAGAGTCATAAAATTCAATTACCGTGTACAGGACACTATCGAAAACAGAATCGTCAAAATACTCCTTCCATATTTCGTACTGACTGGTACGCAACCTATTCGCAGGGTGCTTCATATTCCACTTGAGTAGAATATAGTATGGTTTAATTTTCATTAGAGAATCCCATAGGTTTATTAGGAATAAATTTAGGTTTTTTTGTAATAGGTCTTACTCTCCGAATTTTTACCTTGAAATTTGATTTACCTATATATTCAATAAAATGATTAGGCATTTCATTAAATTTAGTTGTTCTTTTACTCATTGTTAAAATTAGCGTATTTAATAAAAGTGGATTCAAACGCGTTATATAGTATCGTTTGATTATCTGGATCGGCCTGAGAATAGCAAAAAGCGAGGGAAGCTATAAAGCTACCCCCGAATCTATCCATGTTGTCCAGTGCGGTATATATCTGGTGTTTGTCCATTACCAACTGGATTGATAATAAAAATCATCAAAAGGAATATCCTTAGTCAATGTCGGGAACTTTTCATTAAATTCCTCAGTGGTCATTGTGCCGTTATGAGTTTTTAAATTAAGCCATCTACACTTCTGAGCGTTTTCGGCTGCTGTCTGGTACGCTATGATTTTGTCGATTTGAGTTTTGGTATTCTTTAGATCCTCAAAATAATACTGGTCATATTCTTGAGAACCAAAAAAGAAACCTTCGGAAGTAGGAAGTAACTCACTGGCTGCTGCGGTTGAGACTAAAGCTGGTTCGATAGTTTTACTAAGTAGTTTTAGTTGCTCTAAAGAAACCGAGTACTCCGCACAGTTATCCTTACCACCCTGTACGTTTTGAACGAACCACTGGTGTATCTGGTTCGATTTTCTCCAATACATTAGAGGGAATTGCACAGAATAGCATGACCAAGAAGTGTCGTAATCTATTGGAGCGTTTTCTAGCCCATGATTATTAAGTAAACTTGTAAATTCAAAAGTTTTCTCGAAGGGAGGTTTGTATTGTCCTCTGGGATAAATCCCGAATGTTTTAGTACCTTGAAGGTACATATCTAAGCCCATAAATTTAGGTGGTTTAGTGAACAATTCTATTATAGTATTATTGTAGTATCTTGTAAATAGTTTATTCTCATTTATTAATTATCACTGATAATTCTGAGAATTTGCCATTCATAGTGGGTTGTATGCTTAAAAAACCATTCAAAAATCGCCATTCACAGTACAGTATTTATAATAATTTTTTGTTGAATTTCACTGCCTGACTCCAAAAAATGTAGATGAACACTATATAGTATAAAAAAATTTTTTCCTGAAAATTTTGGGAAAAAAGTTTTCCACAGGATAGTGCGAGTTTTCCACAGGGGCAAAACGTGCTAGATACTATGAGTAAAAATACTTATATAAATATCAAATTAATTATTACTTAAGTATTACTCTATTGCTATTAAATGAATATTAAATTAGAATACATAGGACACTATGTGTCATTTTTAAACCATCTAAATTTAAAAACAAAATGGAAAATCAAATTGAAATTTTCAAAAATCAATTAGAAAATACATTAAGTATTTCTAATGAGCAATTCTCAAAAAATTTAAATAATCAATTAAATGCTGAGAAATCAGGTTATCAAAATTCTAGCAATGAGACTATTTTTAAGGGGTCAAATTTTATTGATGATTCTTTTAAAAAAGATTTAGACATTATATGGAAAGAAAACGAACTTGATTTTAAAGCCGTTAGACGTGATTTATTTTTCAAAAATGAAAAAGGAGAATTAATAGAAATAAAAGATTATCAAGCAATATGTCACGATAAAAAAGACCAACTTTTAAACATACCGAAAATGCAATATACAACATTGCAACTAGATAGTATTAAAAAAGTAATTCAGGAGGTTAGAGGAAAAACAACAATAGAATCAATTATGAATGTTGATAATAAAAGATTTGTTTTTAATCTTGCTATTGATAATTCAATACAAGAAGTACAAAAAGATGACCCGCACAAATTAAGACTAGTAATTGTTTCTAGTCACGATTCTAGTGTTTCTTGTCATATTAGTTTTATTCACTTTAGAATGTTTTGTTTTAATCAAATGAATAAATTAAAACAATCTAATCCCTTAATTTTCAAACATACCAAGTCTATTAATGAAAATGTAAAAAACATAAATAGAATTATTGATTTTAAAAAGGGAGAGTTTACAAAATCAATAGAAGATTATAAGTTAATGGTACGTAAAGAAATAAATGAAAACCAAGTTAAGCAAGTGTTGGAAAATTTATTTTATGAAAAATGGAAAAATAAAAAGGTTTGTACTGATAGAGTTTTGAAAACTCAAAGAGATAAGACATATTTAGATCTTGTTGAGGTTAAGCAAATTAAAGAGAATCTCGAAAGAGAATTTGAACAAAATGGGAGAACTGCATATAGCTTACATAATGGTATTAATTATTATTATTCTCATCAAATGGGAGCTAGTAATATTAATGATGAATCGGAAAAGGCAAGAATAAGAATGGAGCAGAATTACTATGGAAAAAATGCAAATATTATTGATAAATCTAAAAAATTATGTTTAGCTTTATAAATTACTAAGCTAACAACTAATAAAACTAGATCAGGAGTTAAAAAACCTGATCTTTTTTTATGCAAAATTAATTAATGAGTCTTAAATAAAACAATTAAGAATCCTATAATTTTAAACTTGTTTAGGTGTATTTGTACTGTTACACATTTAAAAATGTATGATTATTAATTCTAGACACTAGCCAAACCACAAACCCGTTGCAATAACTAGGATTTTTTAAAAAATTTATTGTCAAATCTCAACTGTATCAGGTCTATTTTTTAGTGTTTTATTGCTTATATTGTATTAGCTTATAGGTAAAAGTACGATATAATAAGGGTAGGCAATATGCCTATTTTTAAACAACCCTAATTTAAAAAGGAACTAAACTAATGACCACAACAACACAACCAAATCAAACAAATTTACCCGAAGAAAATTTCGGTAAAGTCTTACTATCTGCACCGCTAAGTTTTTATATGGATAGAAACCCTGAAATAGTTGCAGAGGTTTTTAATTATTTAGAACAACATTTTTTTAAAGGTATTTTTAATGGAGGTCGAGACAATCAACAATTATGCAAACAAGCTATTGATGAAGAAAATGGCGGTATTTTGTATGGCTGGTACACACTAAGCACGGGCAGAAAAATTATGATTAAATGCGTGGGCTATGGAATTAAAGAAGAAAGTATGAATTTAGAACTTTATACAAAAGCAGATTATAACAACACTATGATTATGTTCCCTAGTGATGACTAAATAAAACTACTTCAGGAATAGATTAATTATGACTAGCTTTATTATTCTTATTTGTACTATCACACTTTTGTACATCTTTTTAAAAAATACAATTAATCACGTTTAAAAAATTATGTCACTTACAAGACCCCACGAAAACGAAAAGAAATTTTTTATTAAAGAATTTCAAAACTTGGCTAACTTCTATCCACATTTAACACTTCAGGAAACTATGAATTTAGCAACTAGACAACTAGAAAGTGAGCAAAAAATTTACAACAATTACAGTAAATTAAAAAAGTGGCTACACCCTAATTATGTCTAGTTTTTATTCACACACGTCAGACTATTCCCTTAAGATCATGCAACCATCAAACACCAGAACCAGAACAGCCCAAGCAATAAAGATTGAAAATAAAAAATCATTTTTCGCTATGATAATTTTTATTATTCTATTTTTTGGTGCTAGCTACTACGCCCCCGAACATATCGAAGGCTACAACCCACAGCAGACAGCAACCGAAAAAACCGATTAAGTTGGAGCTGCAGCAGATACCACGCCCGCAAAATTACGCGGGCTTTTTTATTGCTTATTTATTCCACTAGCTACCGCACGCACAAGCCACCGCAAACACCAACCACTACACGCACGGGGCAGTGTTGCAAAAAAAATTTTTTATATTTATAGGTACCCTGAACCTACTGATAAATCTACAAATTAAGACTACTTTTTCTTTCCTTCTACACTAATAGATAATGTTGGAGTGTTTAGATTAATTGTCTCTTCGCTCTCTCCAAGAACCTTCCCTAACGAATCCAATATCTGAGCAGCAGTTTGAAGCTGACCTCTCTTCATTGCTTTGTTGAAAAGTCTCATTCTCATTCCCTGGAGTCGTGAGATCATCTTTTCTCTATCCTTTTCCCAATCTTCATCGTTCCATTCTTTTACCTTTCCCCAATCTCTCCATGCTGTGTCCACCCCAATATTTTCCTTATTGGCATGATCGAGAACTAGTTGTCTAGTTGTTAAGCCTTCAAGCTGTCGATTATACAATCTCTGCCTTCTTGCTTCGATAACTACATCTGGATTTCTCCTTCCACAGACCTTACCACCCAACGGAGCGTTTGGACTGTCTACATCTGGTCGATAGTATGCTTGAGCCACGGACTAAATAAATACTAATACTTGAATAATAACCCTAAAAATACTGTTTAGTCGACTAAAACACGGAAATTTGTTCATATTTAAGCTATTCTTTACTACATGAGCACAAAAACAGCCGAAAATCTTTCCCTCCGATGGGCACAGGGGGAGGTGTTCAACGCAAAAAACCGATTTAGAGTCCTCGTGGCTGGCAGAAGATTCGGAAAATCCTATTTATCCTGTATCGAACTCCTGAAAGCAGCAATAGACCGCCCTGGCGAAACCTACTTCTACTGTGCCCCCACATACCGCATGGCAAAAGACATTGCCTGGAAAGAAATAAAGAAACTTATCCCACGAGAATGGATACAATCCAAAAACGAAACCGACCTAAAAATAGAACTAATAAATGGATCGCTAATCGAACTCAAAGGAACTGAAAACGCAACAACCCTGCGTGGCCGAAGCCTTGCTGGAGTAGTACTTGACGAAGCAGCCTTTATGGATTCCGATGTCTGGTTCCAGGTAATCAGACCAGCCCTAGCAGATAAACAAGGTTGGGCACTTTTTATCTCTACACCAGACGGTACAGCCTCATGGTTCTACGATTTATGGTGCTACGTTCCAGAAGATGAAACAGGTGATTGGAAACGCTGGAGCTTCAC